GCAATTTTTTTATTCATAGTCTTTATTTTTAAAAAAATATTTACATTGATTTATGATTTCTCCTTCTTCCACTGAATCAACAAATTCTTTAAACTCAACTTTTCTTTTATCTTCAATATACTGTTTGAATTTGTGAATAAAATTTCCAAGTTCTTTACCTTTCAAACCAGTTATTTCCATAACAATGTTTCCATTAAATTTTTCGGAAATTCTTTTGTTTCTATCATCTTCCTTTTTAAGTTCATCAAGTATTTCTAAAAAATTTGATTCTGGAAAATATTCATTGATTATTCTATGATATGAGGATTTGTCTTTATTGAACTTAAAACCCGAATCTTTATCAAAATTTTTCAAATTGATATAATCAAGAAATCCTTTATAAGTAGAACGTTTTTTACTTCTTTTACGATCTACACTATTAAGATTTTCCATTAAAAAATTGTTAGGATTAAAATATTTTGAATTAATTATAAATTCAAAAATTTCTTCAAGATTATCAAATCCTTTAAGATATTTGTCATAATCAAGATCAAAAAATTTAAAGATTTTTCTATTATCTTTTGAAATTACAATATCAGCAAGTTTTCTTGAATTGTCTATTGAATATACAGATGCAATTAAACCGGCAGATCCATATTTTAATACTCCTTTAATTGTTGGTTTTCTTTTTTCCATTTTTTATTATTTAATTGAAATATACAACTATTTTTTCATATTTGCAACTATATCAGTAACTTTTTTCCAAAAATATATCCAAGTTCTATATATTTATTTACATCTTCTTTCTTAATATAAATAACTTTTTTTCCATTATTCATCCATTTTCTTCCATATGCAGGGTTATTATGGCCTTTAGTTCTTTCGGAAATGTCTGGACGTGATTTACCTTTGTGGGACTCGGATTTCTTTTTATTTGTATCTTCTTCAAGTTCTTTTGCTTTGTCGTATCCGTATTTTTCAACCCATACACTAAATACAGATTTTCCTGACATTGGATTGTTTTCATTTGAAAAATCTGCATGATTGAGTTTCATTTTCTCGCGAGTTTCCTTGGTATGTTTAGTTTTATATCTTGGATGATTTGTTTTGTTTTTGTATCGTTCTTTTGCTTTTAATCTGATAATTTCTTTAGTTTCCTCGGTATGCGGAATTGATATACCCATGTGAGATTCAGATAATTTCTTTCGAGTTTCCCCAGTATGCGTTCCGTTTTGTCCACCACCAGTCATTAAATTATATCCAACACTTTTATTTGTTGAATTAAAATATGATATCCAAAATTGTTCACGTTCATTAAGTTCAATTTGTGATTCGTACTTTTCAATTATTTCTTTAATAAAATTACAAGATCCATGTTTCTTTATAGCATTACACAAATACACACCAGAACCTAAATACCACTTAGAGTTTTCAACAGATTTTGTGGATTGTCCTATATAAATTTTCCCGTTCTTTTTATTTATGACTTTATAAATATACATGTTTTAATTTATATATTCATCCTCCAAACCCATATTTTAATCATTAGAACTCAAATTTGAATTTTTTTGCGATTTTTCCCATAAGATTCCCGGAAGGGTCCCAATCGAAGAAAACCTTTGCAGTCTCCCAGTTTTTAGCTGGTTGTGGAATAATATCAATTTGATATTTATCATAAACAAAAGAATATACATTTCCGTTAGTATGAACAATACCAAATTTTTCTTCAAGTTTTTTAGAAATGTTTCCAAGATTACCATGATTAAGAATAAGCAAATCACAATCACCGTGGGTTTCTTTGTTTCTGTAAAACTCAACAATTTTTACTTCAGTATTGAACATATTAGAAATAATAGGAATAAGTTCCTTTTCAATTCTTTTATGTTCTTGAGTTGATTTTCTTTCAGTTTCAACTCCATATTTTTTCATTACTTTTCCACCCATTCCTATTTATTTTTTAATTATATACAAATATACAAAAAATTTACGAGAAAAGCAAATTTTTTATGAATTATTTAACTTTTCTATATACTCATTTGTTAATTCATTAATATAACTTTTTACTGATTTTGTTTTTAACTCACTTAAATCACCAGCCATCCCACCATTTTTTTCCATCCCAATAAACAATACACCATTTATCTTCAATCTTGTTGTTGGCTTCAATTATATAGCTATAAGTCTCGCTACTTTTCCAAGGTTCTTTTTCAGAGTTGTCGGTAAAGCTAACCACCGCACTAATAATGCAAGTCAATAAACAGTACATCATCTTCATCATTATATTTTACACAACACCAAGCTGGGTGGTATTGCTCTAAACTATCCTTTACAATATTCCCTTTATTGTCTTTAAATGTATGTTCACCTTCTTTTAAATAAACACTCCAGTTATGTTTTTCATAGTATACATCTTCTATTCTTTGAATTACTACTTTTGCACTATCTGGTAAATTGTGTTTATTTAAAAACTTTTTCAAACCACCTACCGTTAAAAAGTGGTTGTACCCATTAGTCAATTCTTCTTTTGTAATCTCTTTTAAAGCCATTGCTAAAAACGTTTTATAACAAAGGCTATAAGCAATTGCCTATCAGCGTTTGTTGGTTAATTGAACAGTATTTACAAGGCAACTGCTCATAGCCTTGACCATTATGTGCCATTTTTATGTATCTTGTTTTTTCAGTTTTCTAAAGTATTCCACTTTATTTCACCTGGGGTGATTATTTCTTAGTTTTTGTTGGGTAAATTATACCATTCTTTAATCCATTCTTCTTTAATTCCAAATGATAATTGTCCATCTTGATTAGGGTTATCCCACCATTTTTCCATCTCAATAAATAATACCCCATTTATCTTCAATACTTTTTGTTAAGTAATAATTTTTTATTTCCGGATTTTTCATAATAAGTAGTTTAATAGATTTAATTAATTTATTTTTATATACATAAAGTTTATTTAGTTTTAACAAAAAAACCTTACTAAATTTTAGCAAGGTTTTAATTTTGAATTTATGTTTTTTTTAAAAATCTAAATCAATATCATCTGGTTTCTTATCCGATTTCTCATCATCCGATTTCTCATCATCCGATTTCTCATCATCCGATTTCTTTAAGGGTTTTCCAGTTGAAGGATCTAAACCTTGCTTTCGTCTGTTTATATATTTTTGATTTGTTTCAAGATCTGATGGTGCCATTTTTAAATATTTCTCAGATAAAAATAAAGCATCAAAAAACGGAACATTATCAATCATACCTTCCTCATCACGCTCCGGAACTTCAAGACCTAACATATTTGTTACAAAATCCACACGTTTTTCCATTATCTCCATTTCCTTTGCTTCTTTAAACATGTTCTCTTCTTCATATTCAATACCGATTGACGATTTGAATAAAGAATCATCTTTAAGTTCAGGATATTTAATACAAATTTGAAGTATAAGAGGTTTAACCATAATCTCTTGAAATATTGAACGTAATCTTGTTATGAATTTTGAAAATCTAATTTCATCTCTACTCATACCACTTGCATCCATTTCCCATGAACCTCCACCACCTTCTCTATCAAATCTTTCAAAAGGTACTTTTGAATCTTGAATTAATTTATCAAAGAAATAGCGTAAAACTTCAATTTCTGATAAATCAGGACCATCACCACCTATTGCTTCAATGTCAGGTTCTTCACCACCCTTACTTGGGAATAGATAGTTTTTATAAAACTGTAATGATGGTCTTCCATTTACTGTTAATTCACCAGAATTGTTATCAAGTTGAATATCTTCTTTATAAATTGACATCATTTCAGCAAGTGATTCTTTTGCCTTTTGTGGAGATTTAGTACCAATTGGAACAACCATTTTCATTCTGAACGAAGAATTCATTATGTTCCAAATTATTCTAGAGTTTTCAAGAATTCTTAATAAATTAAAGGAACGAATTAATCTTTCAACATATGAAGTTCTTGTGGTAAAATTTGCTTTTGCGTATGAAATATAAATAACTTGAGAATCGTATAATTCTCTTTTCATTGCAGGAATATCTTCATACTGAACCCATATTTTTTGAAGCTTCCCGGTTTTTTGATCTTTTATAATACCTGGACGTAATGAAAGCGCATCCAATTCTTTAAATCCTATAACATTTTTAGAACCCTCATCCCAAATAATTTCAAAAGCAAGAAAGCCATCTATTAAAAATTGTTTAAAATAACTCCATGCATCTTGACCTTCTACAAACCTGTGTGCATAATATATTTTATTAAAAGTATCTCTTGTATATTTTACAACTTCTTCCTCAACATCTTCCTTTAAAATTCTTCTTAGATTCCCAACACTTGGTTTGCAAAAATAATTTCTATCATCATATACAATAGCTTCATCTGCTATAGTTTCTATAATAAATTCAATTTCGCCGTTCATTGCAAATTCTCGAAGATAGTTTCTCCTTTGTTCTAATTGCCTATCAAAATAGCCAATAAATTTCTTTTGACCAATATCAGCAAGTGCTAAAGAATATAAAAAATCTTTAGGCATAAAACCTTGATTTCCCATCTCAGCCTCAGTTGCACCAACAGCTTTAGATTGTTTAATGATCATATCATCATAATCCATTCCAAGATTTGCTAATTTTTGAAGTGCACGAGAAACTGGATTTCTTCTATAAACCTGATCATCATCTCTATCTATAAATCCTGCCATAATATAATATTTTTTTATATATTTATTTTTTTAATTTTTTCTTTTTTAATTCTCTTTGTAAATATAAATCATATTCTCTATAAATATCTGGTAAACTTTTTCCAATAATTTCTTTACTGTGTAAAAATGGAATTATTTCCCAATCATCATATTCAACAAGCACAGGATTTAACATTCTTGTTATTATATATTGCCTATATGCAAAACCGTAATTTAAATTTTTCGAATTAAAAACCCTTAATTGTAATAACCAATCTTTAAGAAAACTTATAATTCTTGATGATGTTAAAAATAATCTATTGTTCCAATATTCTTTTTCTGAGCGTTCGATTTCTTTTTTAAATTGTTCATAATAATATTGAAGAACCGTAACCTTGATTTTTTCTGGTAGGAAATTTAAATTAATACCGACAAGTAAATTGTTTTTTGTGTTCGGGTGTTTATAAATACTATGAACAATCACAACAGGTCGTTTATCATAATAACTTAAAACATCTTTATATAAAGGATCATATTGATATGTATAAATTCTACCTGGGATAAAAAGGGCTTTTGAACTTTCAAGTAATTTACCTTCATTTAATTTCAAAAAATATTTATTTTCATCTTTATCAATATATTTTTCTTTAAAATATGAAAATGAATTTTTTATTCTATTATGATCTTTTTTTATTCTTTTATATGAATTTTTAGGACTTTCCATGTTGGCGATATAAGAAATCTTCTGTTACAATAATAAATTTATAACCTATTTTTCTTGCGTATGCACGTGCAGCTGCAAACTTTGCATTTAATGTAATATATTCTTTAATACTATCGTTATATTTTGTCAATTTTTTAAGTGTTTGTTTTGAAGGTGCTTCGGGTTTCATTAATTTACTTTTAGGTTTAACTTCAATAATAAAATCACCTATTATTCCACTATCTTGAATAAATTTCATATAAAAGTCTATATTATATTCATGGGTTTGTTTATCAACTGGATTATAATATTTTATAGGAAATGGCTCAGATGCCCATTTTAATACTTTTTCTGAATTGTCACAAAAAACACAAAATTTACGTTCATATGAAGATCTATATATAATTTTTGTAACATCTCCAATATATTTTCCAGGATTTATAATTTTATAATATCCTTGTACATAAGGTTCTTTTGAAGATGGTTTTAAATTTTTAATATTTGAATTTTTCATGTTTTAAAAAATTAAAAATTGTATAAATTTTCGTGTGATAAAGAAACTTTATTAATACTTTTAATTTTATACAATTTATTCCAACCTTTCTTTAATCCATTCCATATCATTCTTGTAAAATATGCAAATGCATTATCTGATTTTTCTTCGTCATAACCTTTCCAATATCTTAAAATATCTTCAATTGCCGATGAAACACAATCTTCCCTGTCTTGGTGATATTTATATGTAAAGTTTTTTGCAATTTCATCACTCATTAAAATTAACATATCTAATGAACGAGGTGTTAGTTCACCATTTTTCTTTGATTTTATTATTTCATTTCGTAATTCATCAGGATCTACATAATAATTTGAATTTTTTGATATTTTTCTTTTTTTCTTCATATTTATATTAAATGTATTTAAAAGTAATTAAGTCTTATATATCAATTATATACAAGACTCAATTAAAGTTTTAAACTATTTTATTATTTTACATATCTACTTTAATATTTTCTTTCTTGACTTTAAGTTCCTTACCCTTTTCATCTTTCACTTTAATAAAATCATCAGGTCCACCTTCTGTATAATCAAGAGCATATACTAAAATATCTTTTCCTTTATTGGGTCCTTTTACTACATAACCATCAATCCATTCATCACTTTTACCTTCAATAACTTTTATTCCTTCACCCCCATCTTCTACTTTTACCTCAGGTTCTTCTTCCTTCGATTTTTTAGAAAGTATCTCAAGTTCTGAAGTTTTATCTTTAGGAACTGAAACTGTAGCACCATCTTCCATTTTTACAATTATACTTTTATCAGGTTCATTGATTGCAATTACACTACCTTTTTTGTCATTTTTCATTTTAATTTCATCACCTACACCTAATTCATTTTCAGCACTTGGTGGATCTTCAGATTTTTCTTTCTTTGAAAATTTTTCATTTCCATCAGGATCTTCAGTTTCTTTTGCTTCTTTTATTATTTCAACATCAGAAATTTTAACGGCATAATGAATTGATCCATCATCAAATTCAACCTCAAGAGTTTTTTTATCAATTACTTTTTTAACAGTTCCTTTCTCTATATTATCAGCAGCAAATTCAACACACACACGATCTCCAATTTTTATATTTTTATTTTTCTTCTCTTCTATGAAACTTTCATCCGCCTCATGAACAACATCACCCGTTTCAATATAAAAACCTTTTTTATCTTCTTTGCTTAATCTTTTTGCCATTGCAACAGCAGCATCTTTATTCAAATCGGTACCTTCAACTTCCCATCTAAAATCATCTTTAAATTGTTCAAATGTTTGAGAACCAACCAACCAGGTTCTTTTTTTATCGTGATCTGTTTGTGCAAAATATAATGTTTTATCTTTATTTGCCGGTTTTGACCAGAATTCATCAATTTCTGCAGTTTCTTTAACATATTCATCAGGAGAAAATCCCATTTCTATTGTTTCATAATTTTTTAATGCATTTTTCAAAACAAGCTGTTTTTCTTTTAATTTTTGAATTTCTTCATCAACTGCTTCAATTACATCACTGATTCTTTTATCACTTCTGAGTATTGCATCCTCATTCATTTTATTTTGAATTTCAATTTTTTTTGAGTTTAGATAATCAACCGATTCGTTAATATCAGAAATTTCTTTATTATAAAAATCTACTTTTTTCTGTTCTTCTGGAAGTAAATCTTTAAATGATTTACTCATATCATAACCTATATGTTCAAAAACCAAATTACGTGTTTGAAGAGCATTTAAATCTTTATAAAATTCTAATTTTTTATTTGCACCATCATTTTTTATAACATAAACTTTCTCATCAATTTTAAATACATCTACCCATTGGGTTTCATATACTTTTGATTTAATTTTTTTACCATAATCAATTTCGTATATATTATCAAAATTCTCATATAAATTTACAATATTGTTTAAAATATTATTATCATTTTGTCTAAATATACCTTCATTCATAAAAAATTTAGTGAATGCTGCAAATTCAATCGGCTTATCATTCAACAAAAGTTCAAGTTTTTCATTTGTTTTTGTAATATTTACTTTTTTGTTTGATGTGTAAATAGTAACTTTATTTTCTTCTAATTTTACACCAGGACTGTTTAAGAAAAATGCAAGAGATTTAAAACTATCGGATAATTCTAAAACTTCACTTTCCTTTAATGTTTCAAGTCCATTTTCAGATTTTTTAATAAATTTACCGGATGAGAAAAATATTTCTACATTTTCCTTAATAAGTACAGGTGAATGAATATTTTTAACATCTGCAACAGAATTATCAGCAGCTTGTAAACCATCCATTGTTGAAATTAAATATTCATTTAGTGTTTTTAACATCGGTTCATGTAAATATGATTTAATTTTTTCTACTAAATGTTTTTTTGATAATTCATCACGTTTTGTAAAATATTCATCAAATTCATTAATAAAAGATTTTACTAAATACTCACCTGAAGATTTTGAAAATTCTCCAATAAATGTACATAAATTAATATCATCTGAATATTTATTGAAATTGTCTTTTATTTGTTCAACACCTTCTTTTACATCTTTATGCCAACTTATATTATTAACTTTTTCCAAAAACCTATTGATTAATAAATATTCGGGATTGTGATTTAAAAGTGGCTTAAATGATTCAATAAAATATTTTATTGTTTGATTTTGCATTAATTCACTTTCAGATATTTTTTCAACAAGTTCTTTTATACCAAGTTTATTTATTGCAATTAATCTTTCTTCTCTTAATATAAAACTTTTAACTGAATCATCATCTGAATATTTTTCAAGATCTTTTAATAATGTTTCAGATATTAGAGTATTTAATGGTTCAGATTTTTTACATGCTTCATTTGCTATATTTAAAATATCTACAACATCTGAATTTTTTGTTGTGTTTTTTAAATCTTGTATTCTATTTTTTAATGTTAACATCTTAAATAATTTTTTTGTTTTTTTTTATATATATTTATTTTATAATCATAATTTTTACACAATTGTGATTACACCAACATTTTCATTTTGATCCTTTAAAATATCATATAAAGAATTATCTGATGATGATTGAATTTTTAATGATATTTCAATTTGTTTTGTTGGTTTATAATTTGATCCTCCTGAATGTATTACTAAACTTTTTATAAAAGAATCATCAATTTCTAATGTTATTTCAGCACCATCACCTTCTTTTGATTCTATTTCAATATATGCAGTTTCATCATATCCTTTTCCAGGATTTACAATAATATAATCATATATACTTCCATTGATATCTGCCAATAATTTTATTTCAGCATGCTCAATTGGTTTTTTATTGCTAATAATATTTGTATCAATTGGTTTTGAAAAATTAGGAATATTCCACAAATATTTTTTATTATATGTATTTATATATTTATTTATTAAAATCCAAGAATTTCCGTAATCTTCAGAATAATATAAATTGATTTTATCAATCCAACCTTTAAATTCCCAGCTAATTTCAATTATTTCTAAAGATTTAAATTTATTATCATATACTGGATTTGTGATTTTAATTTCTTTTATATCTTTTTCGTCAAGTACAGTTTTTGTATCTATAATATTTTCCATAATATTACTTTTGTGTCTAATTGATGCTGTTTTACCTGACATATTATCTCGCATTATACTTGTCTGGTCATCATCAAATTCTTTCATTCCACGTTTTCTTTTTAATAAAGAATCAAATTGAGCACTTGTTAATTTTGTTCTTGTAATATTACCGTCTCCGTCTGCAATATCTCTTCCTGCTTGAGAACCCAAATTAGGTTCATCCACAACGGGATAATATGTTTCTATGTCTAAAGAAAAGTTTATAATATAATTATCCCTAGAATCTGATGGATATGTAAATTCAATTGATTTTTCAAGAGGCATATCTTCAGGAAAACTTACTTGACATGGAACCATAAAACCTTTAAATGCAATATTATAAATTCTTACTTTATAAAATGTTTCTAAAAAAGCCTGAATTATTTTATAACTCTCAATTGTATTATTACAATGTATTTCTACAGAAAAAGATAAATCAAGCGGTAGTGAATTAATATATGCACTAAATGTTTCAATTCTACCACCTATATTTTTTGTAAATTCACCACGAACCCATCTTTGTGTTAAACCTGATGTATCAATAGTTATATCTTCAATATTTACATGACCTCTTGGTGTAACATCAATATTTCCATCTACGGTTTTTGGAAAACCACAATCATCCCATAACATAAAATAATCTTGTAAAAATCGCTCTTCTCCGGGTATTGGTGGAAAAAATGGAACTTCTACAATATCATATTTTTCATCACTAACAACATTTTCAAAAAAGATCTGATTGTTTAATAAATTTAACAACCCGACTAATACTGATCTTATATGTATATCATCAGTATTTGAACGTTGGTTAAAAGCCATAGATTATTTGTTTATTTTATATATTCATTAAGAAATTTTTACCATCTCAAGTGATGAAAAATTATCAGGCTTGTTCATTGTGATTTTATAATCAAAAATTTCTTCAGGTAGTGGTGCATGATTGACAACAAAAATATTTAAACCTATTTCCTTTGTTGTGTCTGATAATATTTTTAATATGTGATGAATTGAATCTGCATCAAGAGAACTAAAAATTTCATCAAGAAATATTATATTCATAGAAGGAAATTTAATTTTCATTAGTCTTATCAATGCAATTAAAACAGAAAAATCAATTTTCTTTCGCTCACCGGTACTTAATTGTGGAATTGAAACATCATATCCAAGTTGAGAAATTTCAGGTTCAAAATTATAATTAAATACTACTTTATAATTCATTCGCAATTCAGCAATAACTTTACGGATTTCTGAATTTAAACTTGGTAAAATTTTTGTAATGGCAAGTTGTTTAATTCCTTTATCACCATAAATATCTTCAAGAATTTTATAAAAATTATTTTTATTATTTTTAATATCTTTCTTTTTTATAACTTTTATCTTTCTTTCACCAGATTCTTTTATTATTCTTTCAATTGAATTTGTTTGGAATGATAAATTTGTTTTATCATCAAGATTTTTTAACTGTTCATTATAATTTGATATTATCGTATTAAATTCTGCTTTTTTTGTTCGGAATAATATAATATTATCATTAATTTTAATTTTTAATTTATTTATATTTTTAATCGATTCGGTTGTATTTTCTATATTTTCTTTTAGTGGCAATTCTTTTTTAAGACATTCATTTAATATATTTTTATGAAATTCTGTTTCAAGATCAGATTCACACTCGGGACATTTTTCATTTTCATATAATTCTTTTTTTCTTTTAACCTCATGATAGTTTTGTTTATCTTTATTTAATTGTTCTGTTAAATCTTTAAGTTTAATATTTGCTTTATCATTTTTCTCAACAATTCCATCAATTTTATTTTTTATTTCTTCAAGTTTATCATTATATTTTTTAATATTGTTCAATATTATATTTCTTGTTTCTGTTGTGTTAGTTTCAATTTCTTTTTTCAAATTTTCTAATTCATTTTTTGAATTTGAAATTGTTATATCAATAGCCTCAGATTCTTTTAATAATGATAAACTTTCATCTTTTATCTTTTTTATTTCTTCACGAATTAACCATCGTATTGTATTAAATATTTCTAATCCAAATATTTTATCAATAATCATCCTTTTATCATGAGGACTCATTGAAAGAAAGGATTTAAAATCATTTACAGATAATGAAATTATATTATTAAAAACATAAAACGGAATTCCTAAAACTTCTTCCTCAATATATTCTTCTGCGTTCTTTTTTCCTGCCTGATCATAAAAAACACCATCAACCTCAAGTTCTAAAAAATTTGGAGAAAGTCCTCTTTTTATAATTATATTTTCGTTCCTTGATGACAATTCAATTTTAGTTCTTGTATTTCCATTAAACCTATTAGGAATATCTTTTAATCTTTTATTTCCTACTTTTCCATATGCCCCAAATTTCATAACATCTGAAAGGCTGGATTTTCCGGCACCATTAGACCCAACAACTAAATAAAAATTACCTTCTTTTTCAGGAAATTCCAATCTTTGTATTTTATTTCCAAAAGAAACAAAATTTTTAAATTCTATAGATTTTATTTTCATTAATCTGATAATGTTTTTTCTTGTAAATATCTGATTGCTTTGTCGTATAATTTTCCTGAGACATCAAGTAATTTTTCAGTCAAAGTATTACTATAATTTAATGATTTTATATAATGTTCAGTTAAATTATCTAAATTTATATTATCAATATCTATATCATCATCTTCATATTCTTTTTGTAGTGATGATAAGATATAATTTATTTTATTATAACCGGATAGTGAATCTATTAATTGTGCATATGGAAACTTAGAAACCCAATTATTTTCCACAATAATATCTACAAAATTGTTTTTTATTTTTTCTTCAAATTCTTTATGTGAAATATTTAAAATATCATCAATTTTAAATTTTTTGAACTGTGGTGAATAATCATTTATATATATTATCTCCTCACCAGTATCTGGATCTAAAATTAAAATTCTTTTTTTATTATCAATATCACTTCTTGTCAATTGCATAATACTTCCTATCATTTCAACATTTTGTCTTCTTTGTGAATAATGAATATGACCAGAATATACTTTTTTAAATTTCTTCACTTTATCAAAATCTATTCCCTCATCTATTATTACTTTTCTATTATAATTTAAACCACCAAAATGAGTATGACAAAATAAATAGTCTGCATCATTATTTTGAACAATAATTTCTTCTTTTTCTAAACTTTCCTCCCAAGGCATTATTAATAATCGCTTTCCACTTTTTGTTAAAATAACATCAGGTTTTTCAAAAACTTTAATATTTTCTAATAATTTTAAAATAACTGGAGAGTTAATATTTGTTGTTGTTTTTCTATAACAATCATGGTTTCCTATAACAATATAAATTGGAATAATTTTTGCAATTTCTTTAAAAATTCTAAGTGCTTCATTTAAAACTAAAATATTAATTGATTGTCTTGATTCAAATATATCACCCAATATAAACAAAACATCATTATTCTCTTTTTTTTCTTTAAGTAATGGTATAAAAAACTTATTAAAATATGTCTTATGAATCTCAAGCCATTCCATAGAGTTTGAACGAATTCCAAAATGTATATCAGAAATCATCCAAATTTTGTTAATATCTATTTCCTTCATTAATTAAAATAATTTATTTACTTTTCTATTTGAAAAAATTTTATATTTTTGATTCATTTCACTAATAAGTCTTTGTTTATAAATCATTGGTAATTCTTTATATAAAATATCAAAATTAATATTCATAAAATTTGCAATTTCTAAAAATTTTTCTGTAAGTGTATATCTTTCACCTTCAGGTATATTATCATAAAAATGTAAAAATATATCCAAAACATCTTGTTTTTGAACTTTTCTAAGATTTTTATATTTTTCATAAAAAAATGATTTAGTAAAAGTATCATATAAATCTTCTCTTAAAACTTTTATTTCATAACTTTCATGTGTTTCTCTGAAATCATCATATTTATTTAACCAAGAACTGTCAACTTCAAATTTTCTAAAGCTTTCATAATTCGTATCATCAACCTCATCATTATTTATCATTTTACTAAATTCCTCAAATTTATCTTTTTCTGTATTTTTATTATCTTCATTATCTTCATTTATATTTTCTGAAAATAATTTTTTTGAATTCTTCATATTTTATTTATTTTTAAAAATTGTCTAATATTATTTGAGAAGCTGAATCTTCTAAAATCCTCATATAATTATAATCTATACTAAACTTCTTTCTTGAGTTTTTATATCCTTCGTTTCTATTTAACATTGTTTGTAACAAATATTCTTTATTTGCGTGCATAATTTCATCTTGAATTATACCTCCCAACCAATCCACAGTATGACCTAAACCTGAAGATTCTGCGACATTTGTTAAAGATAATGAACTTGATGCACCACTTCCACTACGATTTACTTGTGTTAATGTAACAACTGCCCAATTATTTCTTGTTCCCATTGCCCTCAAATCTTCAGCAATTTGTTTAATTTTTAAATACATATTTTCTGAATTTGGATTTCTCCAATTAGACAAAATATTAATATAATCAATAAATATAGTTTTAAATTTTATATTTTTCATTTGTTCCATTTTTAACAAATATCTTTCAACTTCTCTAACGGTTACGGCAGATGTAGGATATTCTTTAATCCATAATTTACCGGGTGTTTTTAAATCATCCATTCCGATTGTTGAAATTCTTTTACGAATCAGATCTTGATCCTCGGCAATTTTTGCATATTCTGACATTGTAATACCTAATAAATTTGCACCAAGTCTTTTAACCACGTGCCTATCTCTCATTTCCATTGAAACCAATGCAGAATTATAACCTAAACGAATAGCATTAGCTGCAAGATTTGCAAGCCAAATTGAATTATGACTGAGTATTCCATTTGTGTAATATCTATGATTTTTTGAATTTACTTCAATATCATACATTTCTTCATATTCATCATTTGTATATACAGAAATTACTTCTTCAGGACCATATTCAGTCATAACTAAATCGTCTTCTTTCAGATCTTTGACATATGTTTCATTAAAATATTCATCAAATACAATATGATCATCTGCACATTCTAATTCAAAATTTCTTGTTTTTAAATACCATTTTTTATATTCAATAGTTTTACCAATAGCTGAAATATCTTCCCAACCTGTATCTGTTTCAATTTCCCATTCAGACACATCAAGAGTTTCAGTAAATTTTCTTTCTATTTTTTCTGATTTCATTTTTAATTGTTTAAAAATTCTATACATCTGTTAATGTAGTTTCAGGACCTCTCGGGATCTTCTTCTTTTATTTTCATATATGAATTTCTTCTTCTTTCATATGCATCTTTAACTTTTTTCTTTGCTTCTTCCTCACTTAAACCAAAGCGTTTCATATGCCATTTTGGATCTGCTACTAAATGACCGGTTGTGGTTTTTTTCTTTAAATTTGTTATTTTTTCTTTTGTTTCTTCCTCATTTAAATTATATCGTTTCATTACTCAATTGAATAAGGATTTGATTTTTTCTTTTTAGTTCCTCAACTTTTTTCTCTGCTTCTTCCTTACTTAAATTATACCGTTTCATTTGCCATTCTACAGAATATACATTTCTTTTTAATTTTTTCATCTTTTTATTTATATTCGTAGGAGAGAATAAAATTGGGCTATTTTTTATTTAATGTATGGAATTCCTCCATTGTCATTTCACGAATTTCTCCGGTTTTTTTGTTTCTTATTTTTATTTTAGTATTTTTAGAAGCACATTTACCAATTTTCGTTTCGCCTACTAAAACGTACAATGCTTTTGTACTCCATCCACCACCTAAAACTGTATCTAAATAAGGAAATCCTGTTGAAAAAGTATCTAAAGTAGGTTGCTTGTGTGATTCTGGATTAAAAAAATCTAAACCTTCGTCAAATTTAAAATCAATATTTGCACCTTCAACTATGATATCTTTTGCTGTTTCTACTACATTTTTTACATTTTCGGTAGATATTTTTGTTGTTTTTAAATAAGTTAAAAGTCCCTCAACCGATGTATCTAATTTTTTAAATTCTATCCAAGCTTCTATTGATTCTTCAATCCAATCTGGATCATATTGATCACCATCATAATCATACAATGCATCAAAAAATTCATTAGTTATATTTGAAATATTTTTTAATTTAGTAAGCTCAATTAATTGCTGCTTTGTTGGGGTTTTATTATATTTATTAACAAAAGCCGCACCAAGCTTAAATAAAATACCATAATTTGGAGTTTCAAAAAAGTTTGATTTTACAATATTAATATAATCTTTATTTTCCAGAATCGTATGAAATGCAATTTTTTCTAAATGTGTAGGTAACATATTAATTATCTTTTAACCATGGGTGTGTTTTTAATTTAAATTTAACTGTTCTTATACCACCTTCTTCAACTTTTTTTAAATAACCATCCTTTTCAAATTTTTCTAACATTTTCAAATGATCAATGTGTGTGTTGTCTTTTTTTCCTATTGTATAATACAATTTTCTGCGACAAAACACTACACCAAAAGGCTCATGAAGCATTTCATTAATTTCAAGTTCATTAATAAGTTCAAACAAATAATCTTCAGTGGTTGGAAAATCTTCACATTCTTTATGAATAAATAAAAAATGTTTAATTTTTAATTTAGATTTATCTATAGAAAGATTCATAAAAATTATTTAGTTTCTGAAATTTCTTTTTTCATTTCATTTTTAGCAATTTCAATTTCTTCTTTACTTTCTTTTTTCCATAACATATATTTTTCTTTAGTCATTATCTCCGGTAAATAAAATGAAAATTGACCATCTTCAGAATATGTTATTTTAATATAGTTTACTGTTCTTGATGTTGTTTTCATATTTTATAAATTAATTTTTTAAATTATTTGTTTATTTATTGATCTTCATCTTCTTTTTTATCTTCAAAAATTTCACTTGCAAATTCTTCAACATCATATATGTCGTCAACATCAGGTAATTGAAATGTTGGTTTGATAACTTTTTCATCAAGTTCTTGTATTACTTCATCTGTAATAATTTCTGGTGTAAATAATCTACCAGGCTCAACTGTTTTACATAAATGTCTTACAACAAATTTTCTGGCTGTAGATTTTGGCCAAAAACATTTCTGTACACCTTCATATTCAAATAACCAATTATTCTTTTTTGCTTCTTCAAGTTCCTCTGGTTTTAATTTTGAGATTGCCTTTTCCTCAAGAATATGACCTCTCTCAATTCCACAAGTATTCCAGTTTATAAATTCTTCTAAACCTACATAAGGATTCATTCCTTTGTAAAATGATATATGAAATCTTATTTGAATTGGTCGTGCAAATCTATTTTTCTTTGGTTTTGATCTTACAACAATACCAGATTGTTTCATATCAACATCACGCTCACCTTTCGGTTTTTCTTCCTTTAATTGAGATTTATACAAAAATGTTATAACTGATGCATTATATAAAGGACCACCACCACCTGACATAACATCATCAGGTATGAAGCCCCCAATAGAATTATGAGAAAGAATCCCATTTCTCAATATATAATGATGTGCATCTTTAACCTCAATATCATGAACTTCAATATTGTCATTTTTGTATGTTTTTCTTATAATTTTTAATTTCTTCATATGTTATTTTTTTAAATGTTTTTCCGTTTGGTGAATAATACAAAATAAAATTATAACCTGCATTTATTACTGATTTTGCTTTATCCAATATTACACCAATTTCTTTTTCTAAAAAATATTTTGATTTTACTTCAATTATAATACAAAAATCTATAAATTAAATAATAACTAATTATAAAATTTGTAAATTTTTGTTCATTTGATTGATATGACACCAATCAAATCTTTCTGAAACAACAAGAGTTTCAAATGGCGGATTATAATCGCCCATAAATTGTTTATAAATGTTTATTGCACCATTTATATCTCGATTTAAATCATTTCCACAATCACATACATATTGCCTATGACTTAAATTTAGATCACTTTTAACAGATCCACATTTAGAGCATGTTTTTGAAGTCCATGCTTCATTAACTTTTATAACTTGATTACCCATTAACTTACATTTATATTCTAATAGGTGTATAAAAGTTTGTAAATTCCAATTATTTTGCATTTGTCTATTTAAAGAACGAAAATTAGATTTTATATTTTTCTTAAGGTTTGTTAATTCACCTATAAGTATTGTTTTGTTTTGATTAGATAAATCTTTAGTTACCTTTTGAAGCGTTAAGTTTGTTTGTGTTTTCTTTTTAGAACAAACACTCTTTAATTTTTTGTTTATCTGTTTTAATTTTCTGCTCTTTTTCTTTTTTGTATCTCTTAAGGATTTTAATTCATCAATTCTTTTATCTAAAAATTTTTGATTCTTATTTAAATATTTTGAACTATAAACTATACCCCTGTTTTTTTCAACATCATAAAGTGCAAGTAAATTTTTCTTACCCAAATCAATACTTAAAATTTTATTTGGGTTAACGGGTTTTAATCCACTTTCTTTCTTTTCATATGATATAGATGCAAAATAGTCATTATCGTTCTTAAATATCTTAAGTTGTTTAATATCAGATTCTTTTGTTTTATTCCTTAAGCAAATTAGATCTTTAATAGGTTCAATATAATCAAGATGAATTTCAATTTTTCTATAATTTGAATATGATATTTTTAAAATATTTTCTTTGATAATAAAATCCTGTGTAAAAGACAATGTAAAGAAATAATCCTTCCCCCTAAATTTGGGTGGTTTTGAGTTTAAATCTTTATTTTGTTTAATCAGTTTAAAAAATGAAGAATAATTATTATGTAAAGAACGTAATATTTCTTTCTTTATATCAAATGTTAGGTGCTCTGATTTATAATTTTTTAATTCACTTTGTTGTTTATAGTAAGAAATGAATGTTTTATCTTTTTCATACTGCTCATTCAAATTACTTAAAAAATGATTATATAACATTCTACCATCATTAGACATATTGTCAATGATAGATTGTTGTTCCTCAGTAAGATTAAGTTTTATTTTAAAAGTTAATAACATTAAATTTCTTTTTTATTATATATATTCATACATACGCAGGATATTTTTAAATTAATAAAATTTCTGCACCCTCGGGAATCTCGTCAGCTCTCACCCAAACAATACTACCATTTTGTTCAATTGCCAGTTTATGATCATGTGTACATTTTAATATATACCCATCATCAAATTCAAACTCTATATAGTTATCAATATCATATTTAAACTTATTTGTTACTTCTTTATCACCATCCAAAGTCAATACACTATCTGATATATCAATATCTTTTATTTTTTTATAATTTCCATCTGACATTAATATTTCGTTATCACCATGAATACATGCATATGTGTGTGCTGTCATTATAAAAGGGATTTTTGCTTCGGCCAAATCCATTGTAATTATTCTGAATAATGATCTAAGTTCTTGTTGTTTTGTCATATCCTTTTTCTCGGATTTTGCAAGTGCATCTCCACGTTCTTTAGTTGTTGCTAAATTACCTAATGAATCTAAAACAATCATAATTTTTGGTATCTTTTTTCCACTTTCTTTAGCATCTTTAATTTCTTTTAATAAATTAGCAATAAAATATTTAAATTCAAGTGGTGTATTTATAGGTTGATATCTTACTTTATCAGGATCCATACCAAATTTTTTAAATTGAATTTCATCAACTGCTGCTTCTGAATCACAATAAATTATATAATAACCTTTCTTTTGTGCTTGTCTACAACAATTTAAAGCCAAGAATGTTTTACCAGTTCCTGTAGAACCCGCAAATGCAACAGTTCTACTGTTAGGAATACCACCATAAAGAGAACCGCTTATTTGTGCATTGAATAATAAATTGCCCGTATCTATAAAATCATCAACCTTTGAAAATGCATTTTTAGAACTTATAGAACCTCGTGAATCTAATTTTGATAAAGAATTATCTAAATCTATAAATGTTAATTCTTTTGAATCTTTTTTTGCCATATTTTTATTTTATTTTAATTTTGTTATTTTTCTAAAATAATGATTTACTTATAATTAAATTACTTGAAAGTGTTTGAAATCCTAGTGCATCTATAAATCTATTTAAAGGTTCAATAAATGCTTTTTCGAATTGCTTTTCATAATCAACAGAAGGTGCACATTCATATGGAAAGTTACCAGGTAAATAAGAGAAGACATTACATTCACCCATATCTGATAATGCATGGTAGTATTTAATTTTATCACCAGTTTTAATTAAAGAATATTTTTTTCGTAATTTTTTATCATTATTGATTATAAAATTATGATTACCTGCACCTCTTACATGCATTGGACAATGTGGTAATATTTCAAGTTTTTCTTTATCGTTTGCAATTCCTTTTTCATAATCACCAATACTTGAACCAAAAGAAATATCTGATATTTCTGAAGTTAAAAATTCTTGTTTTAATTTTTTCAATTCATTAACAAAATCTCTCAAATTTAAATCTTTTTTATACTTAAATATTATTTTTAATATATCAACTAAATATTTTCTTGAGAATAATGGTGTTGATGATTGAACAATTTCTACACCACTTGCTTTAATTTTTTCTTGTGGTTTAAATTCAATATCAGGTAATTGCCATGCCATATCCTGAACATATTTCTTTTTTGCTAGTAATATTGCACTTCTTGCAATACTCTCAAGCTCAAAGTCTTGTATGTTCTTAGTATTCCATTTTTTTGCATATTGTTCAAATGCATTATTTAAAAATTCTTTTAATCTAAATTTATTTATATCATATATTAATTTATTTGAATTACCATCATAATTACAACCATTAACAACTTCTTCAAATGAACAATACACGGAATTATGAACAAGTATATCATTACCAATAAATGTATGTGTTTCATCATCCATTTCTATATCATATACATATTCATTATCAAAATTACCAACGGGTTCACATGTTTCTATTTCATCGAATTTATATTCTATTTGTAATTTTTCAATGTCTATTATTTTTGTGATAATAAGTACTTTATCACTTTGTTTTGTTTTATATGGTTTAATTTTAATTTTTTTACCATTTCTAAAAACAATTAATGAATGATCATTTGTTACAAAAATTTCCTTTCCTGTTTTTGTTTTTAATTGCCATTTTTCTTTACTTACTTTATGACGTATTAATTTTTTTACCTTTGAGAAAACAATTTTATTATTTTTTGAATAGTTTAAGACATTTATATCTTTTGGTATTATTACTTCATGCCCAAACGGTGAAATTTCAACATTGCTTATATTTTTTACTTCATTTTCATATAATTTTTCTATTGAAATTGAACCTTTGTCTGTTCTTAATATTGAATCTTTATCTATTGTGTCAGTATCACCATAAACCGAGACATCAAGTTCAACTTTCTCAACATGTGTAAGCCCAAGTTTTTCATGTAACTTTTTATCCTTGTGCCAAATTTCTTTAAAATACTTATTTAAAACTAAAGCTGAAAATTTGATAATATCTTGTCCTTGTAACGTAATAGCTTCTGCTAAATCAGGATTATAACAAACAAAGTACACAGATGCACAAGCCCCATAAATAGAGTTCAGAAATATTTTTATACCCATCTGCTCATTATTATAAGCATTTGCTAGATGTTGTAATCTTTTTATTTCTTTATCTATTTCTTCTATAGTGGGTTCTTCGGTAAGTTTCGCGTATTTAAATTCCTTCATATTATATTTTCTACAGTTGAATTTATTATTATTATTCACTAGTATAAATTAGTTTCATATTTGACAAAAATCTTGATTGTGATTTTGATATATATTAAAAATACTATTTATATGAAATTAAAAAATTACATAAATCGTCACATTAATAAATTTGGTTCTTTAAAAGGTTTCAAATCAAAAAAGAATAAAAAATATCTTGATGAATTAAATTTTCTATATCCTAATAAATCAATATCAGAACAAATTTATTTATTTTTAAACAGTATGTTAGAATCACCATTATGTTGTGATTGTAATATTAATCATGTTAGACTTATAACTTTTAATCAAGGTTATCATAAACGTTGTCAATCATGTGGTTTAAAATATTCATCTAAAATTAACAAAAGGAACAAAACGAAACAATTTTTAGAAATTAAACTTATATGCAAAAATTGTAATAAAGAATTTATTCGTAAAACAAAAAATGAAAAAGAATTATCAAAACCTAAAGTTAAATTTTGCTCAAAATCTTGTGCCACAAAATATAATCAATTAAATATGCCACCCAAGATTCGAAAATTAAAAATTGAAAAAACAAAGAAAACTTGTTTGGAAAAATATGGTGATGAATATGTAATAAATTCTGAATATTCAAGACAAAAAACAAAAGACAAGACTGGTTTTAAATATGCATTTGAAAATAAAATAGTTCAAGATAATATTCAAAATTATTTTAAAAACACGTATAACATAAATAGTCCCATTCTTGTACCAGGTGCAATAGATAAAATGAAAACCACAAAACTTAAAAAATATGGAGATTTTCTTCCACAATACAGATATAAAGAATTTAAGTTTCCTTCAGGTAGAATTGCTAAAGTACAAGGATATGAAGATCGTGTTATAAATATGTTATTAAAGAAATATAAAGAAAATGATATTGTTGTTGGTCGCAAAGAGATTGAAAAACATACAGGTAAGATATTTTATAATGGTAAAGATAATAGAGAACATATTTACTATCCAGATATTTATCTCATTTCAAAGAACAGAATAATAGAAGTCAAATCTACATATACATATAACATACACAAAGAAAATGTTTTTCTTAAAAAACAGGCATGTTTAGATAACAATTTAAATTTTGAGTTAATTATTTTGTAAAATTTATGATAAATAAAAAAGCCTGTTAATTTTAAAAACCAACAGGCATTTTCAATTTTATAAATTGTTAATTATTCCGCTTCTCCTATAATCATTCTTGTATCAGATTCATTTGATAAAAGTATCAATTTCTCATCAGCAATATATACCTGAGAATCTTCGCGATCAAGAAATACATAATGATGTTTAAAAACAGAAAGATCACAATCTTTACCGTCTTTAAGACCATCTTCCTCGAGTAATAATAAATTAAATGTTTTACCTTTTGCATAAATACCTTTACCTTTTTTGACAAATGATATTTTTGAATAATCTGAATCAATTCCAAACAAAGAGGAAAGTTTTGATTGTTCATCTTTAAGCAGTTCAAATTCTACAAATGCATTATCTGTATCTGTTATTTTAGTTAAAAGATCATCTGTAATATAAGTAAACAGTTTAGGTTGTGCACAAATAAATTCAATTTCAAGTGATGAATTTTTTAGAATTAAATTTGAACCTACATGTTCATCACCCGATTTATTATATTCAACAATTAATTCAAATTCACTTTCACCAAAAAATTTACACGAAGATGCGAATTTGTCTACATTATAAATACCGATTTTGATGGGATCTTTGATTTCAGAATATTCTGAAAAAATTTCATCAAGTGGCATAGAAGAATATTTAACAACACTTTTTTCCGGTGTGTGAGTTTTTGCTTTAATAGAAGTTTCATCCATCTCTAAAAGGAGAGTACTTTCAATTCCCGAAAATCTTTTTAGGAAATTTATTAATTTTATTGGTTGATTAATTTTAAGTTTTAATGATGACATGTTTTAATTTTTTGATTAGTAATTTTAATTTTTATATTCATAATTAAATTTTAGTTTCATATTAAATAATTATTTGATCCACAAGACCTAATTTAAGACATTTTTTTGCATCAAAATAAAGATCTCGTTTTAATATTTCTTTCAATTCTGCTTGTGGAATTTTTGTATACTTTTTGTATAATCTTTGTATATGTTTCATAAATTGTTCAGAATTTGAAAAATCATCCTTCATTTCTTCATATTTACCCCAGTTTGCACCGGATAATTGATGTAACAACATATATGAATGTTCCCTAATTACTCTTTTTGTACCTACTATTGATAAGAACGTCCCTGCACTTGCAGCCAAACCCTCAACAATTGTAATAATTGGAACTATATTTGAAATTCTATTTATTGTATCTACCATTGACATTGCTGATGTTATTATACCACCTGGTGAATTGATATGTAACCATATTGGATTGGGTGCTACAGGTTCAAACATTCCATTTACAGAATTTTGCGCGTGTTGTGTTCCTAATTCTGTTAATATTTTATTAAAATTTAATGCACTTACATCATTAATTTCATCATAAAACCAAAGATGATCGTTATGTACTTTGATATTGCTTCCTGGATTGTTATTTTCTTTTGTCATATTTTAGATTTAAAAATTAATAAATTTATTTTTCCTCTGATGTTTCTTTTTCAATTTTCAATTCTTCCTTCACAAATTTATCTACAATATATTCAATATCTACATAAGATAAGTATGATTTTATTGTTTCAGACCTGTTAAAATTTTGTTTTTTATCTGATTTAAAAATAGATATACACTCACTTCCACCATATATTTGATGTTGTAATGCAATAAAATAATGATTACTATCATTTAATCTAAAAAGCCACCCGTGATTTCTGGTGTCCGTTTTTATAGGTTCAACAAATTCATAAGGTTTTGTTTTGTTATCAAATGTTGGGTTTTCATTTTTTTCGCGAATCTCATCCCATATTCGTGGTGGAACATTTCCACTATCAAATTGTCTTGCTGTTACAATTTTTTCTGCTTTTGTTTCCATATCAAAAATTTAGTTTATATTTAATTATTTAGTTTTCTATTTCTTCTTCCTCATCTTCAAAATCTGGTATATCAATATTTTCACCTTTAAAAAATTCTATCCCATCAATATCATCAATATCATCAAGCAAATCCTTTGATGCTTTATTTTTGATACCTTTACCAGATGTAGTATCTTTTGTTGATTCAAATATCTTTTTAAAATTGTTTAAAGTTTTATTTTTTTCTTTTTTCTCTTTCTCAAGTTCCTTTATTTTTTCTGCTACTCGTTTCAATTCATCTTCATTAAGAAATCTTAATAATAAATTATTTAATTTTGTTGCAATTTTTTTTTCATATTTCTCAAGAAAAGAATCAATGTCTTTTTCCGTTCTTTTCTTTAATAACATAAATTCTAAATATTTCTTTTTTGCTTTATTATAATCCAATTCAAAACAAATTTCATTATAAAAATATTCAGCTCTTTTAAAATCAATCTGAGCAACTCTATATTTAAAATCTAAAATATAATCTTCTATCTTATCATATTGAATTACAACACCGTCCTTAATAAAAACAGGTGTTTCGGTTACCAACATTTTTGTGGCTTTGTATAAAATATTTTTAAAGTGCTCCCATTCTTTATCTTGTCCTTTAAAATTTATTTTTATATCAATTTCAAATGATGAATTGTTTTTAATTTTAAAATTACCTTCATGATCTTCAATTATTTTATTTAATTTTTTAAGAAATTTTTCATATTTCATCATAGGTGGTAAATCAGTAATATGTACAAATTTTAATTTGTCGTCATATTCAAATTTACCTTCGATTAGCCAAGTCTTGTCGAAATTTTGATATTTTTTTATTTTTCCTTTGAAATTTTTAAAATAAGGTTTAATATTTTTTATTTTTCCATTTAAAAATTTTTCTACATCTTTAATATTTCTGGGTAATATAAATGATTTATACCCAACACCAATTCCGGTGATAAGTGTTGTTAATCCAATAGGTAAATTTATATATAAAGGTTGCCAATTACCTTCTTCATTTTTTGAATTTAAAAAAGAATTTTCTTTAATGATTTTTGAATAATCAGGATTTATTTTAATAGATGTATATCTTGGTGCAGCAGCAGTTTCTTTAACAACCGAGCCAAAAAAACCATCGCCTTCAAGTAAAGAATCAGCACAATTGACAGGTTTTGCTAATTTATTTATTGCACCCTTTAAAGAAGAGTTATGAGACAATATTTTACTCTTACCTACAAAAAAACATGATGTTTTATCAACAGTTATATCATATAATTTTACAGGTTCTTTTAATTTTTTATTTTTTATTGATTTTATTTTCATTATATTGTTTATTATATAGTTTAAATAATTCTTCAATATCTATTGAACATTTTGAATTTTTTGCAGAATTTTCAGATGTTGTTAAAAGTTCTATATTATAAATACTACCTATAATTTTAGGATCTATATTATTTAAGAAACCATTTATTGTAGAATATTTATGATCAATTGATAATTTTTCTTTATATGGTACAGTTTTATTATATTTTTTAATTTCATCAAATGTCATTCCTAAATATTTTTCTCCATATAATCTTATACTATTCATTGTAAAACCCCAAACATTAAATCTATATGCATTTATTTTTGAATTATTGTTAAAATTTTTATCACACCATCGATCATAACCGTATTTTATTATAAAATTAAAATGATGTCTTGTTCTCCAATAATAAGATTGACTTATATTTGTATATTCTATATTATCATCTAATAAACGAGATTTGAATTTTTTTTTAATAGTTTCAATTATTTTTGCTTTCACATTATCACGTTGAAAAACATTTATTATTCCTTCTTCTTTTAACAATCGATCTTCCCAATCTTTACGTGAACGTGATTCTTTTGAAAAATTATGTTCTGTACCACATGATTTTAACCAAGATTGTTTTTTCAATTGGGTTGCACATTCTTTCGAACATGTAGATCCTTGATTATAGTGTCTTTTTCCACATCTTAGACAATCCTTTTCTTGTTTTCTACATACTGAACATAATGTAACATAACGTTCTTTATTTTCATTTTTCTTATATGGTCTAAAATTTCTATTGCATATTTTACATTTGTACTTTCCCATGATAATAACTATTTTATATATCAAAAATAAAATAATTATTTAGATATTTAAAATATCATCAGTTTCTAAAAGTTCTTCAGCTTTCACCCAACCACGTTGTGTATACCATGGATGATTTTTTGAACATCTTAGAATTTCACCATTTTCCATTTCAATTTCTATTATCTCGTCAGTTGTTTGTCCAATTCTTGGAGAATGACCTATTGCATTTATTTGTTGTTTGTTATTTATATCATATGATGATAATGATAATTTCGCATTTTTATAATTTTTATACCATTCTCCAATTGTTATTTTTGATCCATCTGCAAGATTGATGAGTGAATTTTCTTCAAGACAATCGCCGTGGTGGTACCCATCCTTTATACATTCACCCATTAATGATAATGTTTTATCAAATGTTGATTTTGAGTTTAGCATTATCAATCTTTGCACATTAGTTAAACTGTCATACCAATTTGGAATTCCTCTATTTTCTAAAACATATAAAGCATAATTTCTAAAATTAACATCAATATGTCTTGATATTGGTAATCTTATTATTTTTGTTCTTTTTCTTTTCATAATTTAATAAAATATTATAAATTTGATTATCATTTTATATAGTTCCTTCTAACCATTTTTTACGATATAATGATACACCATCAAAACTCATCCATAAAAACTTTTTAGCTGATCTATCTGCATAAATTCTATAACAATCTCTTTTTTTCATTATAAAATCCCAATCTCTAATTGCTAGTGATCCTAATCCTTTTAAGTAACGAACATTTGAATATTTATCAGTTGTTGAATTTGTGTATTCTGAAAATTCTTTTGATGAATAAAAATATTTACGATCTTTATTAACATCAACACTAACAAGAGGTGTAATTAAAATAAATAATTTATCATGGTCAATTATAAATTTAAACCATTTATAAAATAAATTAATTAATAAAGATGCAATATGACCAATTCCATCAGGATCCCAGTCGGTTGCAATTATTATTTTATCATAGTCACATTTTGTTGATTTTTTCAAATCAAGACCCAGTATATTAATTAAATCAACAATTTCTGAGTTTTTTGATAAATCTCCAATTGTTTTAGCATTTTTGATTTTACCTTTCAAACGATATATACCATCACTTTCAGTATTTCTTTTTTGCATCAACCCTCCCATAGCAGAATCACCTTCGACTATAAAAAACGTTCCTTTTCTTTCAGAAGGTGGCACATATTTGTCTGAAATAATTTTTTTAGATGTTGATCTCACTGCCTTTTTAAGACTTTGTATTTCCTCACTCTTAACACGTTCTTTAATTTTCTGAGACAGTCTTTTAAAAAGATCAGTTTTTTTGAAGTTTCTTTTGATTTGTTTTAAAAAATATTTTTCTAAAATTGGTTCTATTTCCCATCTACCAACTGCTAATCTTATTTTACTTTGATCACCAAATCTCACATATTTGGGTGAGATGTTAATAACTAAAAATACACTATAATATATATGAGAATGTTTATAATCAAAAAGCTCGTTTAAACTATCCTGAATTATTGTTTGATGTATTCCCGAACAAAGTGCAGTATTAATAAAACTTGTATGTTTTGTATCACTATTTTTTCTTTCCCAAACAACCAATGTTCCAATTTTTGAATCTAATAAAAAACAATCATCTGGAATAAATTGTTTATTTAAATTCAATTTAATGTCGTCAAAATAAACTTCAAAATTTACTTTGGATAAAATGGGATCATTTTTTCTAATAAATTCCTTAAAAATCATTAATGCTTCAATATATTCAAAATCCCATTTACATTTTTTAAATTTATCTTTACGTGGTATAAAAGAAATCTTCGTTCCTGTTTTTTCTTTTGCTTTTCTCTTTTCTTCAATTTTTTCAACGGTTTTAAATTGATGCCATTTTTGTTTATAGTTATGAGTTTTATTTACAGTATGAATTTCAAATTCATCAGAAAGCATATTAACAACCGATGCACCTATACCATGTGTTCCCAATACACTATTTTCAATTTCATTATTTTTAAAGTTTGAACCTGCACGTAATATTGATAATGCAGTTTCAATATTATTCTTTTTTGTTTTTTTATTTTTTTCTGTTCCCTTTAAAAAACCCTCACCGGAATCTGATACTGTTACTTTATTTGTTTTACTATCAAAACAAATCTTTATTTCTGACATTTTACCATTTAATCTTTTTGCTTCATCGAATGAATTGTCAAGAATTTCATTCATTAATTTATAAAAGCCTAATGATATAGGCTTGGTTTTTGTTTCTATTGTTCCGTTTTTTATTACTCTAGTAACTTCATCAGATTCCTCTACTGGCCCGACATATAAATCGGGTCTTAAAAGTACATGCTCAAAATCTGACAAAGCCATTATTTCTTTACTCGGTAAAGTTGCAATTGCTTTTTTCCCCATGAATTAAATTTGATTTTAATATTTTATACAAGAAAATGATATAGTTTTGTTTTAATCAATCATTAGATGACTCTATCAATTCTTTTGTTACTTGTATATATAATTTTATTATTTGTGGATTTATCCATTCTACAAAGTCTTTATTTTTTTGCATTTTATATATATAATCTAAACATTCTTTATTTCCCACCTGAAGATCAGTTTTTCTTATTTCAATTGAAGGCCCTGTTGAATCCAAAATTCTTCTAGCATCTTGTCTTGCTTGAAAATGAGCTACATAAGGATGTTTAACATTTTCATAACTATATGTATCTTTGGTCATTAAAACATTCATAGCATCTCTAGTATAATTATCAATAAATTCTTCTTCTTCTTTTTGTGACAATTGTTTTTGTTTATTTTTCCATTTAAAATGTACCCAACCCATTGCACCAGGTATCATTGCATAAAAAGAATCTTGTTGTTTCATATTGTAGTTTTCTGTTTTTAAATAAATTTATATAAATTTCATCATTTTTATTTTTTGATGTATTATATTGATGATACATAAACCTGTTTGTCTTTCTTATTTAATATTTTTAAAAGTGCCTTAAATTCATCATCATTTTCGTTAACATTTTAAAATAAACCTTTTGTTGAATTTACTGTATCTGTGATTTCAATATCAGCATTTTTTGTTTTATTTAACATTGTGATAAAATCAGAATATGTAATTATTTCAATTCCTTTTTGTTCAGCACTTTTCATTTTTCCTGATGTTGAATTATAATTATCAGTAATAAGATATTGTGCTTGTGATAATTTACCATGCTCAAATTCAAAAGGTCTAATTGTATCTAAAAACTCGTCCTTGGTATTAAAACCTGCAGATTTTGGTGAACCTGTTAATTCAATATATTTAATATTCTTTTTTGATTTTGGGTATTTTATAACAATATATTTTGACAATTCATTAATAGTTTTTTCAACAAATTTTCTTTTTGTATCTCCCCTTTCAAAACCGGAAATAATTTTTTTCTCTAAACCAAGAGTAGAATATTCATTACCAGCAATTTTATTTGCAATAACCTCAGATGTAGTATTTCCCATACCTTTAAAACCTAACATCAAAATTATTTTTGATAATTCAATTTCATTGATTTTTTCTATTTCAAAAAACAAATTATCAAGTTTTTTTCCTTCTTTGATAATTTCTTTTGAAACAATTTCTTTTTTATTAAATTTTTCAGGATTCAATAAATCAGTTCCAATTCTATAACCTGATTCCCAAAGTGCTTCAATCATTGATGAACCTATTCCAAATAAACCAAGTTGATTTATTGCTTGTTGAAAATATTTTTTCTTGATTCCTATACAATTGTCATTAACACAAGAAAGGTGAGTTTCATTAACAATACTTAATGTTGAATTGCAATATGGGCATTTGTTTGGAAATTTATATTGTCCTGTACCGGGTTTAATTACTTTTACAACTTGTGGGATAATATCACCAGATTTTACAATAACAACTTCTGCACCAGGATAAACTTTATTTTCTATGATATATTTATAATTATATAATGAAGCTTTTGTTACTGTTGCTCCATCAAGATCAATTGGTTCAAGAATTGCAATAGGAACATAATTTCCAGTTTTTCCAAAATTCCATTTAATATCTTTAACAATTGTTGAAGTATCTTTAGGTTGGAATTTAATTGCAACTGCCCATTCTGGGTGATGTTCATTTTCACCAAAAATATTGCGATATTTTTCAGATACTTTTATAACAAAACCGTCAAGTAAAAATGGAGATTTTGTTTCACGATATTTTTTCATTGAATTGAATGCCTTTTCAAATTCAGTATAATGATAATAATAAAAAGGCAATTCATATTTTTTATTAAAACCCCATTCTTTAAGTTTCTTAACAGGAATATATTCTGAATAATTGTTTTTTGTTTTTTTAATCTCAAGTCCCACAAAAACAAGATCATTAATTTCTGCTTTTGAAGCTTTAATTTTATTTAAAATACCTGCAACACAATTACGTTCATTTCTTGAATATTTTAAATAGTTTTTCTTGAAATCATCACGTGATATATTAACTTCACCACGAACCTCAACAAAACCGTCTTTTATAGGAATTGTTTTAGGAACATGCATCTTAAGTTTTGATGTATAATCTCTTCCGTGTGTTTTGTTCCCGCGTGATAAAATTTGTTTAAGTTTACCATCTTTATATATTGCGTTTGCCGCATTACCGTCAAATTTCGGAGAATATTCAAAATATTCATATCCGCTTTTTATTGCTTTCTTTTTCATCCACTGAATTGCATCCACTGTAGGTGGTGCTCCAGTATTTTTATCTGTTTGATATTTTGTTAAACTCAACATTGGAGTAATATGAGGAAATTTGGCGTTCCTATCAGGAGCACCAACAATTTTAACAACATCAGAATTTAATATTTTCAATTCATCTTCTAGGTTGTCAAATTCTGGATCCGTCATAATGGGTTTACCATTATAATATTCCTCTTTTGCTTTAAGATATAATTTTTCTTTTGTTTTTAAATTCATTTTATTTATTTTTAATTATCAATTTATATACAAATATACAAAAAAAATTTGAGAAAAGCAAATTATTTATGATCTTTTTTTGATGATTTTTCAATTCTTTTATTATTTATAAATCATAAATCATTTTTCATAACTTAAATTATTTTACTTGTTCGTCTATTAAATCTAATAAAATTTCACCATGACACAAATATTCAGATATATTATTTTTTCTTTTCCAATTTTTTTCAACACACCAACATCCTAATGTTTTACCCTTTAATTTATGGAGGTTGTTTAACAAATTTTTATCATTTAATATATGTTGTTTATACATCTTGAGACAATTTTTTAATGAAGAACTTTTAAATTTTGTGGATGTATGTTTTTTGCTTGAAAATGGATTTCCCCAAATACTAGGTCTACCTATATAAATATCATAATTATAACCGTGTTTAATATTAACTACGGTTGTTTTATTCTTATCAAAAAATAATTTTTTTGAATTCATTTTTAGGCAAGTTTATCATTATCTTTAGAATGTTTTAATGTTTTTTCAAGTATTGAACATTTTTCATATTCTTCTTGTTCTATAAAATAATCAATCATATTTTTAAATATCTTTTCAATTTTTTTATTATTAGGTGGAAATTTTACAACTAAATCATGATCTTCTAATAATATTAAATCAGCAAGTTTTAAATCACTGGATTTTTTTCTTTTATAATCTTCAATAGTTTTATATGCAGAATTAAAAAATTCTGTAGTAAATTCAATTTCTTCTTCATTCTCCTCCTCAACAGTCTTATCTGGATCATAATAATAAATCGATTTTGGAAAATTGCTGTCATCTATTTCTTTATCATCCATTACCATTTGGTATATTGCAATAGTATCTTTTATTGATTTGATTATTCCCGCCTCTGTTTCCGTTACTTCATATTTAGTATTTTCTTTAGTTATATATTTTTTCTCTCCAATTTCATTTCCAGAAACTAATAAAACATCACCACCAACGGGAAATCTAAAAAATATAGTGGCAACAGAATTAATTTCTTTTTGTAAATTATCCGTGATAAGAACAAAAGGTCCCATATCTGCTATATTCAAATTTTCTATTTCTGTTTGTAACTCAATAGCAAGTTCATTAAGATCATATTTATCAGATGATAAAGGTTTCTTAAGATTCATTACACCATTGAGATGTATTTTTACTGCCATATTTAATAACTTATTTTATTTTTATATACATATAATGAATAAAGTTTTATTTTTTATTCAAAAGTTTTAATAAATTCATTTCATATTCTTCAATTTTATTTTCGGGTATTTTAATAATTTTTTCAGGATCTATTTCATTTTTTGAATTTAAACATTGAAGGGGTACACAAATATCAACCCCGGTATTATCAATGTGTTCCAATGCAGTATATATTGAAGATATATGTTTATGTTTTTCAAAAAAATAATCATTCATTACGATTATAGAACTTTCATTAAAAACAGCATCATTATGTTTTTCAAATATTGTTTTATAATCTTCAAACTTATTATTTATTATTATAATTATCTTATTATAATGATATGATTTTAAAATGTTTTTAGCTAATTTAAATACTTGATTATTTTTTAAATATTCTTGTATTAAAATAATTGAATTGTTTTTCATATTTTTGTTTTGGTTTTTTTATAATGATGTTATTTCACAATTTCCTGATGAGCATGCAAGTTCTTCAGCAAATCCTTCACTTTCATTTTCTTTTATTTTTGAAATATTAATATTTTTTAATGTTTTTGATTTGTCAATAAATTCTTCTTCGGTTATACTTTCAAAAGGTGCTTGTGTATATGTACCACCATCATAAGGTAAAACTGAAATTCCATTATAATATTTTTTATTTTCCCATAACCATTCACCAATAGATTCCCATTGATTGTTTTTAATATTAACGGTCGCAGATACATTATTAAAATTTTCACCTTTTCTGTGACCATCATGAATCCACTTAGTATTTAATCTTTTTATTCTATTAAGAAAACTAAAAACTGATTCCGATCTTGTAATCGCATCATCGGGTGCTTTTTGTGGTATTTCTATTACAGCAGTATCATGAGGTCTAAAAAATTCATCAACCACTAAATTGGGATTTGTTTTGTATAAATATCTATACAATGCTTCGTTTTTACCAATTCTCATTCTTCTTATATAATATTTATCAAACCAAGGATGTATTCCTGAAGATGTGCCCAAAACACATGCACTCGTGCCTGATGGTTTAATTGTAGTTGTTCTAGAAGCTTTGTTTATTCCTATAAGATCTGCAACTCTTTCATTTTCCTCTTTTACAATTCCAGCGGCTTCTTCCTCATTAAGTTTTAGAAAACCTTTAAAAGCTATACCCGTTAAGCTTACACCAATTAAAGCATCTTTCTCAGTATTTCTTTTCCAAATCGGTCTAAGGTAGTGAAAATCTGTATGGCTTGCTTGTAATGTAGCAACAAAAGCAGCTGCTTTAACACGTTCATTTAAATCTTCCTGTTTTTCTACATCTGAAACATTTACTTCAACCAAATTACAGAATTGACAACTTTTGAGACTAATTTCACCACATGGGTTACAACCCACATCTTTATCATTTGAAAAAACGAACCCGGGTTCACCTGATCCTGACAGTTCAATTTTTTTCCATAAATCTAAGAAAAAATCCTTTGTTATTTTGTGTCTTAATAAAACTGCAGAATTATTTGATCTACCTCTTTGTGGGTTAAGTTCCCACCAATTTCCATATTTACAAGATAACATTTCTTCATCATCTGCAGAAAATAAAGATATTAATGCAGCTCTTCTAATACCACCCGCAAGAACTGCATCTGCAATATAGCAAACAATATCATGTACCTCTAAATTTGTTAATTGATCACCATTTTCTTTTTCATCTAAAATACCTTTTATTTTTATTAAACATTCTTTAAGTGGTTGAGGTCCTGGTGCTTTACCCCCAGATGTAATAAGAGGTTCTCCTTTTGATCTAATATCTCTAAAATCAAATTCAACTGAAGAACCTCCATAAAAATATGATTTCATTAAAACCTTTATTGAATCTGCCCAACCTTCTATACTATCACCAATCAAATATCTTCTTGATCTGTTTTTATTAGGTTTTGTTATTAAAGGTAGTTTTTCAGTATGATGGTTTTGTACAGAAATTCCTATTCCCGTACCTCCCAAAAGTAAAAACATGACTTCACTGAAAGCTCGCCAATCATCTATTGCAACATATGCACAATTATAAATTCTATTTGGTGATATTTCTATGGGTTTACCTGCAAATTGCATACTTCGCATTGATGGTAATATCTTTTTTTTCTCTACAAATTTATAAACATTATTTATTTCTTTTTTTAAATCTGGAAATTTTTTAATATGCATTTCCTTGTTTCTTGTAACCAATTCTTCCCATGTTTCTCTTCTTTTCTTTTTTGGTAAAAATTTTGAATATTTAGTGAATATTGTAATATCACTAAGAATTTTTATTGATAAATCTCTATCCATATTATTTTTATTATTTTATTTATTTTTTTTTAATGAAAAAAGACATACTCAATATTCAAAAAAGTATGTCTTATAATGTTTGAAATTTTATTTTCTATAACTAATTTTTAATTATATATTGAATTTACTTTACGAAACGGGACTTTTTTCTAATTTATTTTTCATTTTTTTCAATTCATCAATCTCATGTTCAACATCTTCTTTTTTATTCTTTGCATCCTTACGTTTTCCATAATATTTACTTAACATTACACGAAAAACTGAATCTTCTTTATTATCAAAAATACCACCAGATGAACTATATGTATATGCATCTTCATATTCATTTCGTTTTTTCTTTTCTTTTTTAATAAAACTTTCTGGTGACATATTCCACTGTCTCATAATAGTAGGATATAGGGATGCAAAGTCAAATGAGGCAACCCATTCGTATATTCCTTTTTTTGGGGTAAAAACATATGCACCTTCATAATGTCCTCTGGATGGTTTTGCTTTACCCGATACAGGAAATACTTTTCCTCTTTTATAAAATTCTTCCGTCATCACAGTTTCAGTTAATGCAATTGGTGAAAATACTTTAGACAATTCACATTTTGTAACCTTACCCAAATTTAAAAATGTTTCCATTGTCTCAATATTATCATGTATTAATTTAACAAGTAATGAGTCTATTGCGTTATAATAAACATATTTCATAAAATCAGATTCATATAAATCACTTAATGTACCGTTAAATTTTATTTTCTCTAAACCAGTTGCCTGTGTTGCGACATAATCTAATGTATTATTTTCTTTGAATATTATTCTATCCCATTTTTTATAAATTTCAAGATAATCAACAACTACTCGATGAAGTGGTAATTCATCTCTACCTACCAATTTATTTGATGGTGATGCAACTGTAGGATCTATTGCAAGTTTTCTACATCTATTAATTAAATATTGCCAATCAAACTGAACAAAATTCCAACCCGTCATTAATGGCATTTTTTGAATCCATTTATTAAAAAATGTATATAACATATCATATTCCGATTTGTAATATACATAACTAAATCTTATTGGTTCATAATTTTTTGTGGCAAGATATTCATTGATCATTCCTTCAATAGTTTTTATTTGATCTGGTGATAAAGGTTTTGTTCCAACAACCGCAAGTAAATCTTTATGTGCAAATGATATTGCCGTAATCTCATGTCTTGCTACTGTAGGTTTTGGCCACTCACCATCATTTTTAACCTCAATATCTATAAAAAATTTTTTGGGATCATTATATGCATAAATTCTATCTTTTATATTTTGATGTTGATTAATTAAAATTTCATTAACTCTAAATTTAGATAAATATTTAGTATTTGTTTTTACAACGGGTTTATTATCCCATGATTTAAAATGAGAATCTGTCTTTGATGTTTTTGAATAAGCCCATTCAAACAAATCTTTATGTTGAACAGGAATATTACTGAATGCTATATCACCCTTTTCATCAAAATGTGAAATTTTAATTTGTTGGTATTGTTGTTCTATATTTATCATAATTTATTTTTTTCTTAATTCTGGTGGTAATAATTCGTCCATAATTGTGTTACAACTTTCACATTTTAAAACGGATATTGGCATTACTTTATCTTCATCCATTGTTAATATCTTGGAAAATTTTTTCAACATCACTACTTCGTTAAAATATTGATGTTTGCAATTAGGACATATTACATCTGTTGCTTGTGACCAATTTATATTTGGTTGTTGCATTTCTTGTTGCATAATAAAATTTATTTTTTAGTTAATACTTATTTTTTATCTGTGTGTCCAAATCCACCATCTTTTCTTTCTGATGTTGAATTGTTAAATAATTCATTGGAATTTAATTTTTTGAGCTCAGATAAACCAACTCCAATTTCTAGCCATTGAATAATTTTTTCATCTTCACAAATTTCAACAATATAGTTTGATGTATTTACAATATTAATATGAATTTCACCTTCATAATCTTCATCAACAACTTCGGCTAATCTATCTAAACCTTTTTTTGAACCGATACCTGATTTATTGTGAGCAACAAATGCAGTGTTTTCATGGCCTTTTAATTTAATTCCACATGGAATCAATATTCTTTCACCGGGTGCAAGTAATATTTTATCATCTAAAATATAATAAGAATAGCTTCCTGGTCTTAATTCTGAAATATTTGGATTTTTTGTTTTTAGATCTTTTAAAAATTCTATTGTAAATTTTGGAATAAAAAAATCAATACCTGCTGATTTGCTTGTACCTCGTACTGGATCTTTTACTTCTCTCTCTTTTGAATAATAATAAATTTGCTTTGCTTCCATGTTTTAATTTAATTATTTTGTAATTTATAATTATTATTACATAACCGTCTTTAGTTTCATTTTAAAATAAAAAAAAATGGTAATACTTGGGATTATTACCATTTTGTGAACTATCCACACTAAAAAGATGTGTGGGTTTTATGCTTCGTTTTATAAAAATTTTATTTTTTAATTATAATCTTTCACCACAATTCCAACAAAAATTTGCTTTTGATTTTGAAATTTTTGATCCACAATTGTCACAATATCTTCTAGTTTTCCAAATATCTTGAGACTCATGTTTCTTTTGAGTAACAGGAAGAATATGATAAGATATACGATGAAATGTAAATGTTTCAAAATCTTTATTTACACGTTCAAATAATTGTTCCGATTTTTCCCCTCTTTCAACCTTTCCGGTTTCAAGATCATTTAATTCGGGAGAAGAACAATAAGACAATTTTGATATATTTATATTATTTGAATCGTAGACATTTGAATCAAACATATCTGTTTGAGAAATATTAAAATCATAATTAGTATAAATGCCTCTTGTATTTATATCCCATGAATGTCTTTCAACTTCTCTATAAAATTCTACTGAAATAAAACCGTTATTTTGAATTGCATGTTCAATTTCTGATTTTTCTCCTGATACTGAGTATGTATTAAAAACAAATTTATTATTTGTTGATATATAGCGATCTAAAAACACACGCTCAGCAGGGCGAAGTACAATTCCACCACCTTCAAGTTTTTTATTATTAATGTATATTACAGCAAGAATATCAGCCGATGCTGGATTATAAAGTTCAATTTGAAAATTTTGTTTGTCATTAAGATAAACTTTATTATCTCTGTAAACTTTTAATCTGTTTTTATTTATTGCCAGAAATGCATCTGGTGATGGGTCAGAAACAGAATAAGACCCATGTGTAGTTGTAAAATGTACCATAACTTTAAATTATTTTTATTATTTTTGCAAATTTATTTGTTACCTAAGAATAACTCAAATGCCTTTATTGGACACTAAACTCACAAAAACAGGTTTTGTTTAAACTTGTCAAATCTGTGCTTATCTTAAAAGATTTCTCATTTTTTATTATTATTCAAGTTCCTTAAAAAGTTTCATTATTTTATCTAAAATTTCAAGATTTTCATCAATATAATCTTCAATTACTTTTTTAATATCTTTTTTAGATTTAATAATTTCACGAAAAGAATTATATAGAAATTCTCTTGTTTGAATAATAGTTTTATATATAAACACTGGCAGAGATTGACCTTCAATTCGTGGATTAGTGTCTTCTTCAAAATATTGTTGAAAAAAAGAACCGGGTTCTATATGAATACTTTGAGATTGACTTATAAAACCAAGAATTGTTCTTTTTATTTTAAGCTCATAAGATTCTTCTGCTCTCCATGTTTCTCTATTTGTTTTTGTTGTTATTTTCAATTCATATCCTTGATTGAAAGGATTAACTTTCGTTTTATATGATTCTATTATTTCGTGCTCAACTGCTTTTTGTAGAAATTTTTCAATAGGTTTTTGAAGCTTAAACATTGCTACTTTACATTGCTCTTGTGCTTTGATAATTTCATTACTTTCATTTATAAAATTATCTAATGTTGTTATTTTTATTTCTTTCATATTTTATTTTATTTTATTTTATTTTATATTTTATTTATTTTTTATTCTTCTTCATAACTAACATCCATTTTTTGTAATGCTGTATTATAATCTAACCCAAGATCTATAATATTATCGTTAATTTTTTCCATTTGTTTGACATGTTCTTTTTTAATTTTTTCTTTTTTAACGGGATCCGTTTCTTCTTTAAAATTTTTAACAAATTCAGACATTACTTTTTCTTTATTTACTAATGCCTCTTTATAATTACTTATTTTTTCTCCTTTTTCTGAAACATTTCCAAGAAATTCATCCACGCTTTTTAACTTTTTAAATTTATATTTTTCATCTTCATCCTCATCTTCATCCTCATCTTCATCCTCATC